GTTTATCTGGTCCCGGACAAAGGGCAGTGGGAAAACAAGGATTGCGGCAGGGATTGCAAACGAGCTGATGAAAAGCTATGCAGTCAAATTTGCGGTATCACTGACCATCCTGCAGGAAATCAAGAATACATGGCGGCGGGACGCGGAATACAGTGAGAGCCGTTTGCTGGATGAACTCTGCACCACAGATATCCTGGTCATTGATGATTTCGGAGTGGAACGGCCGGCAGACTGGATCAATGACAAGCTGTACCAGATCATCAATGAGCGTTATATAAACCGGAAAGTGACGATTTTCACAAGTAATGAATCTCTGGAAACGCTGCAGTATGATGACCGCATCACGAACCGGATCAAGGAGCGAACCTACCAGATCGCATTCCCGGAAGAAAGCGTGCGGGATCATATCGCAGAGCAGCACCAGGAAGATATGCTGCAAAAGCTTTTGGATGGGTAATGAGAAAGTGGCGAGATACCAGAAAGGAGAAATCAAAGAAATGAGTAATGCATTAAAACGGAAGAAAAAGCCAACATTTTTCACGAAGCAGGATACGAAGATCATCGGCCGGAACGATTTTGAAAAGCGCAATGCTGATAAGGTTGTAACAAAATCTTACAAGGATTTCGTGGCAATTGGTTATATTGTTCTTCATGACAAATTTGGGTTCGGACAGGCAAGAATCATCCGGTTGCAGGATTTTTTGAAATCCTACTTAGATGAAGCGGCATCCGGTGGGGAAAATGGCAAGGACTTGGCTGTTTATCTGAAAAGCAAATACGGAATCGACATCAAAGAAGAAGTCGGAAAAATTCCACAGAGACAGTTAATGAACCTGTATGCAAAGAAAGGTTTCTGTATCGAGCGTGAAGCATACAGGCTTTCCAGTGCATCGTTGTTTAACTATTTCGCGCTCACGCTTACGATTCTGAAAAAGGAATTTAAGCTGTCTGTGAAGCAGTTACAGCAGTTCACGGACAAGTTTATTGACTACATCGACACATTGGCTAATTACAAGCAGTTCCAGTTGGCCGTGCCGATGATAGCTGAAACGTTAGCTGATGAGATTAAGTTTGTGTGTGATTTGGAGGTTTAAAGATGTTGAATAAAGAAAAATATGCGAAAGAGATTTTAGACATGGCGTGTTCTGGAAATAGAATTGCCAAGCTTGCGGAAAGTGAGGATGTGTAGAAATGGGAGTTTTGCTTGCATTATCAACCATATTTATATGGGGTCGGCTGGTTAATATTGATTGCGACCTAAAAGATATCAGCGAAGAACTGAAAAAGATGAATGAAAGGAGAAATGATGGAAGATAGATATTTATTCAGGGCAAAGAGACTTGATAATGGGGAATGGGTGCAAGGAGCATTACTTGACGGAGAAAATCATTGTCTTATAGGGCAAGAAATAAAATTTAGCCCATACTTAGAACACGAATGCAAGATTGTCGGATATGAAGTGGACAGAGATACAATCTGCCAATGCACCGGATTTAAGGATAAGAACGGCAAGTTGATCTGGGAGAATGACATTTTGATGTGTCATGGAAACTCGGAAGACCTTGTAAAAGCCGTTTTTGGAGAATTTAATTTAATCAACGCAGAAACACTGGAAGTTATTGACCGTGTTATTGGTTGGCATTATGAGGTTGTTCCAACAGATGCGCTAAGCAAGTGTGAGCCGTTCTGCTTTCCAATGCCACTTACAGAGGAATATGTAAAGACATGCGAAATGGAAGTTGTTGACAATCCGGAACTGTTGGAGGTGTAGCCATGACGATTGATGAAGCAATAGCACACGCAAGAGAAGTTGCAAAGCGCAGGATGGCTGAGTACGAAAATCATTATGATAAAGATGCACATTATTATCCGACACAGTGTAAAAAATGTGCCGAGGAGCATATACAACTTGCGGAGTGGTTGGAAGAGTTAAAGCAGTACCGCGTAATCGGCACACCGGAAGAATGCATGCGGAATAAGGATTTCTTGGATTTTCTTTCGGACAAAATGAACCCGAACGATTTTGAAACATACTTGCGCTTATACAATGCGTTGGAAGGAGGGGATGGGGAACGAGCGAAGAAATTAAACCATGCCCGTTTTGTGGTTGCCATGATCGTAGAGTAGGCGTGAGAAAAATGGGAACCAAAGGATACAAGATTATATGCGGCAAATGTGGCGGTGCTGGTCCGTATGTGAAAATTGAAGATTTCGCTAACAAGATGGATGCACAGGAAGAAGCGAAGGAAGCATGGAACAGGAGGGCGAACAATGGGACGATTGATTGGCGAAGACGAACTGATAAAGGGCAGAGTTGAGAATGATCCAGTTGTGATTGCGGCAAAATGCACACCGACCGCCTATGACCTGGATAAGGTTGTGGAGCAGTTGGAGAATGAGAGAAAGTTTTGGGAGAATGCATACGACAGTAATTTGGGAAAAGAGAAAGCAAGAAGTTATGAACATGCAATCGAGATTGTGAAAGGCGGTGGAGTAGATGCGAAAACCGATTCCTAAATCCGTAAGGAAACAGGTGTATGCGAAATATAATGGGCATTGCGCTTATTGTGGCTGTGAAATACCGGAGAAAGGCTTTAACGTAGACCATTTACATTGCCTTAGAAATTATGAATACACAGAAATAGACGTGCATGATATCAAAAATCTTATGCCGTCCTGTGGTTCGTGCAATCGGTATAAGTCAACGATGGACTTAGAGGACTTTAGAAAAGAGCTGCAAAAAATACCAGACCGGCTGAAAAGAGATGTGTGTACATACAACATTGCTCTGCGGTATGGCATGGTGCAGGAAAACAGAGAACCGATACAGTTCTATTTTGAGAAGGTGGGTGAAGAGGATGCCAATCAAGCCAGAAAATAAGAAAAGATATCCGGCAAATTGGAAGGATATCAGAAAAGACATTCTCAAGCGGGCAGATAACAAATGTGAATTTTGTGGAATTGAAAATTATGCTATCCGTGAAAATGGCTCAAAAGTTGTCCTAACAATAGCGCATTTAGACCATACACCGGAAAATTGCGATTATAGCAATCTTAGAGCGTTGTGCCAGAAATGCCATAACAAGTATGATGCAAAACACAGGGCAGAGACGCGGAGAAAGGTGGGTGCGAGAAGCCGGAAGGAGTGTGAGGTATGACTGAACTTGAATGGAAAGAAGTCGAACCAGAGCAGGAAGACTGGAAGAAACAAATTGATGTAGTTGCCTATTACGGAGATCTCGTCATAGGAAGCATTGTATATTGTGGTGAAGAAATTGGATGGCAGTCTGTCATTGATGGGCACATGGATTTTTTACAGGCAGAATCTCTGGAAGATGTGAAAGAAGAAATGATTGATGCGTTAGATAATCATTTCACAGACCAAATCAATTATTACAAAGAATTGCAGGAAAGCCTTGACGAATTAAGGGGGAATGAAAATGCCTAAAGCAGTATTGGTAATGAATATGCCGGAATCGTGCTTCGGATGCAATTTTATGTATTGTGACGAGGAAAGCGACACGGAGACTTGTCAAGCAATGGAAACGGCAAGGGATATCGACCTGATTGAAGATAGACCAGATTGGTGTCCGCTCCGGGAACTGCCGGAGAAGATGGAAGTGTGTGGGAAGTACCCGCAGCCGGGTAAGCCTGTCCCGTCGTATAGATTTGGTTGGAATGCTTGTTTAGATGAAATTTTAAAAACAGATGGAATGAGAAAGGAGTAATGACAGAAGCCTTGGTAGACCAAGGTTGACCGCCTAAAGGTGAAGAAAGGCGAGAACAAAAGGAATTTAATTAGCGGTGTCGTATGGCACTATTGGGAGCCGTAATTCCTTATCCACGGACACAGAGCAATCTGTTAAGTGGTTGTCATGAAAAGATTAAAAGTATGTTGGGTAAGCGCAGGAATATCAAGTTTTATGGCTGGATATCTTGCTGGAGATGTAGACGAATGGATTTACATTGACATTGCAGACCAACATCCAGACAGCATGAGATTTATTAAAGATTGCGAAAAAGCAATCGGGAAGAAAATCACAGTGCTACGATCAACGGAATATCGAAATGTAGAAGATTGCGTAAGGGTGTTTGGTGGTTTTAAAAATTCGGCTAACGGATTTGCACCATGTACTAATTGGCTGAAAAAGCGAATCCGTAAAGAGTGGGAAGCTGAACATGCGGACTATGAGATCACGTATGTTTGGGGCTTCGACCTTAAGGAAAGGGACAGAGCCGATCGGACGATAGAAGCCAATCCGCAGGCTGCACATGAATTTCCGCTGATAGAAAAGAATTTATCAAAAGAAGAAGTGCATGGACTGTTTGAACGGACTTTTGCATTTGCCCGACCTTTGATGTATGACCTTGGTTATCCAAATAATAATTGTATCGGATGCGTAAAAGGTGGTATGGGTTACTGGAATAGAATCAGAAAAGATTTCCCAGAAGTCTTTGCAAGCCGGGCGAAGTTGGAAAGAGAAGTCGGACACTCCATGTTGAAAGACAAAAACGGTCCGGTATATCTGGATGAATTAGATCCCGATCGGGGAGACATGAATACAGAGATTATGCCGGAGTGTGGAATTATGTGCTACTTGAGCATGAAATAAAAGTCTTTAGGATAAGTAGAAGGGCGGTCGGCAGTTGTGCTGACCAAGGTGTTACTTGTTTGTGTGGTTGGAATTTGTGTTGCCATAGTATCCTCCGTTTCCGTGCTAAAAGCACAAAGTGCAATTATTAAAGTCGCGATGAATTTTATGACTGCCAACCGAATTCCCTTCCCCCAAACGGTTTTACCCGCCTGCTTATCATAAAGACAAGGACATTTTAAAACAAAGCATTCAAAAATGCAAGAAAGGAGCCGAACCTCCGGCCGGGGTAACGATATATCGGGTTCCTTTTGAAAAATGACATATAAAGAATTTTTAGAAACAAAGATTGAACTTGCGACAGAAAGCGGATTTATTGTGGATCTGGAAAAAGTCAATAAGGTATTGAAACCGCATCAGAGGGATGCTGTGGTGTGGGCGCTGAAAGGCGGTAGGCGTGCACTGTTTGAAAGTTTCGGGCTTGGAAAGACCGTGCAGGAGATTGAGTTTTGCCACTTGGCAGCGGAGTACAGCGGTGGCCGTGCATTGATCGTGTTGCCGCTTGGAGTAAAGCAGGAGTTCACGCATGATGCGGTGGAAGTGCTTGGATATGAGAAACCGGAGTATTGCCGGACGATGGAAGAGGTGGAGCAGAGCACAAGCCAGATTGTATTAACAAATTATGAGCGTGTACGGGATGGGGATATCCGGCCAGATTACTTTGCAGCAACATCACTCGACGAAGCCAGTGTTTTAAGAAGTTTCGGAAGTAAAACTTATCAGACGTTTTTAGATAAATTTAAAAATGTTCCGTATAAGCTGGTAGCCACGGCTACACCATCACCAAACAAATACAAAGAGCTGATCCATTATGCCGGATATTTGGAAGTGATGGATACCGGGCAGGCATTGACGCGGTTCTTCCAGAGAGACAGCACCAAAGCAAACAATCTGACCTTATATCCAAACATGGAAGATGAATTTTGGATGTGGGTAAGCAGTTGGGCACTTTTTATCACGAAACCTTCAGATCTCAATCCGGTATATTCCGATGAGGGATATGATCTGCCGCCGCTTGAAGTAAGATGGCATGAATTGCCGGTGCATTATGGCGATACTGCAGATCGGGACGGCCAGATGCAGTTATTTCAGGAAGCTGCCGAGGGATTGAAAGAAGCTGCGGCAGTTAAAAGAGAAAGCATTGACCGCCGTGCAACAGAAATGAAAAGGATTGTGGAAGAATCGCCGGATGATCATTTCTTGTTGTGGCACGATCTGGAGAATGAACGGCATGCGATCAAGAAAGTGCTGCCGGAAGTGGTGGATATCTACGGATCGATGGATTATGACCTGCGCGAGCAGAGGGTAATTGATTTTTCGAATGGACGGACAAAGTTGTTTGCAACGAAGAAATCATTGTCCGGATCCGGATGTAACTTTCAGAGATATTGCCACAGGGAGATATTTCTCGGAATTGATTATGAGTTTAATGATTTCATCCAAGCAGTACACCGGTGTTACAGATTTTTACAGAAAGAGCCGGTCGTGATTGACATTATCTATATGGAAAATGAGCGGCAGATCAAGGAAGCGTTGCTGGAAAAATGGAAGAATCACAATCACATGGTTGCAAAAATGATAGAGATTGTGAAGAGGTATGGACTTAATTCAGAGAATAAGACACGGCGGTTAGAAAGGAAGATGGGCGTGGAAGGCAGCAGAGAAGAAAGAACGGTTAGGGGAAACCATTATGAAGCGGTATATGGGGATTGTGTAGAGGAAACCCGGGCAATGGAGACAAACAGTATTGATCTGATACATACCTCGATCCCATTCGGCAACCATTACGAATACAGCGCAAATTATAACGATTTCGGGCATAACCAGAACACGGACCGGTTCTTTGAACAGATGGATTTTCTCACACCGGAACTGCTCCGAGTCCTGAAGCCGGGTCGTGTGGCTGCAATCCATGTCAAAGATCGCGTACTGTTCGGAAATGCGACTGGTACCGGGATGCCTACAATCGAACCATTTCATGCGCTTTGCATTGCACATTACATGAAACACGGATTCCAGTATTTCGGTATGATTACTGTCGTGACTGATGTTGTCCGTGAGAATAACCAGACATACCGCCTTGGATGGACAGAACAGTGTAAGGATGGTTCAAAGATGGGTGTAGGATGCCCGGAATATATCCTGCTTTTCCGGAAGTTGCCGACAGATAGATCTACGGCATACGCGGATGATCCGGTCAAGAAATCCAAAGAGGATTACACCCGGGCACAATGGCAGATTGATGCACATGGTTACTGGAGATCGTCAGGAAACCGACTGATCAGCAAGGAAGAACTGAAAGAGTTTCCTGTGGACAGTTTACAGCAGGTGTACAGGGAATACAGCCGCGGCAATGTATATAACTATGAGGATCATGTGAAACTTGCGGAAGATCTGGACAAGGACGGGAAGCTCCCGGCAACATTTATGGTAGTTGCACCGGGATCGTGGAATCAGTTGGAAGTGTGGGATGATATCAATCGGATGCGTACCCTTAACACCACGCAGAGCCGCAGACGCGCTCAGATGCACGTATGCCCGTTACAGTTGGATATCGTGGAGAGAATCATCAACAGATATAGCAATGAGGGTGATACGGTCTATGATCCGTTTGGTGGTCTGATGACGGTACCAATGACGGCGATTAAGATGCACCGGAACGGCAAAGGATGTGAGCTAAACCCAGATTATTTCCGGGATGGCGTCGGATATCTGCAGGCTGCAGAGAATGAAGTTGACGAGCCGACATTGTTTGATTTCATGCCGGAGGTGCTGCCATGAAAGATTTAATTATCGATTGCTTCGCTGGCGGCGGTGGGGCGAGTGTGGGAATTGAGATGGCTCTTGGGCGGCCGGTTGATATCGCAATCAATCACGACCCGGATGCCATATTGATGCACAAGACAAACCACCCGGATACGCTGCATCTGACAGAGGATATCTTCAAAGTCGATTTGCAGAAATATGTAAAAGGCCGGCATGTAGCACTGATGTGGGCAAGCCCGGACTGTACAAGCCATTCCAAGGCAAAAGGTGGAAAACCACGGGAGAAAGGACTGAGAATCCTCCCGTGGGCTGTATATAAACATGCCAAAGCAATCCTGCCGGATGTGATTATCATGGAGAATGTGGAAGAAATACAGCAATGGGGTCCTCTTGATGAGAATGGACATCCTATACCGGAGCGTAGGGGAGAGGACTATAAGAAATTTATCACGGCCATGAAATCGCTGGGATATATATTTGATAGCAGGGAGCTGGTAGCTGCTGACTACGGAGCACCGACTACAAGAAAACGCTGGTATGCGATCTTCAGGAGAGATGGGAAGGATATCAGATGGCCAGTTCCTAAATATGGAAAAACTGAATTAAGGAAATGGAGAGAGTGTGGAGATTATATTGACTGGTCAGACCTGGGAAAGTCCATATTTGACAGACCTAAGCCTCTGGCAGATGCAACAATGAAAAGAATTGCAAATGGATATGTGAAATACGTTGTCAACAACCCGAATCCGTACATAGTCAGAAACAAAGAGGCGGTTGCATTTTTGATTCAGTACCACGGAGAGCAGAAAGCAGGAGATTCCCGTGGACAGTTACTGGATGAGCCAATCAAAACGATTGACACCAGCAACAGATATGGCCTCGTAACGGCATTTATTACCAAATTCTATAAAACCGGTATCGGCCAGGGATGCGATGAACCACTTCACACAATTACTACAAGTCCTGGACACTTTGGATTGATATCTGCCTATTTAATCAAATATTACGGAACTGGTTGCGGTCAGGAACTCCGTGAGCCGCTTGCGACAATCACCACAAAAGACAGATTCGGTCTTGTGAATGTGGTAACGGATATACAAGGTGAAAAGTATATTCTGAAAGATATATTTCTTCGGATGCTAAAACCGGAAGAACTGAAGTTGATGCAGGGCTTTCCGGCAGATTACATCATTGACCATGATTATACCGGTAAGCCTTATCCGATTGCAAAGCAGGTGGCAAGAATCGGGAACAGCGTGGTGCCAATCATGGCTCAGAAGTCCGATCTTGCAAACTGTCCGTATCTGAAAGTCGGGTCCCGGACACCGAACATGAGAATTGACGAGGAACAGACCGGACAGCTCCGGTTTGCGTAGGAGGTAGAGCATGGATAGATTAACAAAAAGGTCGCATAATGGAACGGCTATCTATAACACACCAAGCGGAGAACCCGTTAAATGGGAAAATAACAGACATAATGTGCTTCAAAAGTTGGCAGATTACGAAGATGCAGAGGAACATGGATTGCTTCTGAAACTGCCATGCAAGGTGGGGAGCACACTTTGGAGTAATGATTTCGGAACGACTTGTCCTTATGAGGTTACTGGATTTTCTTATAAAAATCTGAACGATGATGAAGATGATGACGATTGCGATTACGGAGATGAAATTGTTTTGCATTACCGAAGTTGCGGTGGTGCCATAACTGGGAAATTTGCGGAATCGGAAATTGGCAAAACCATATTCCTCACTCGTGAAGAAGCAGAGAAGAAACTGGAAGAATTGAGAGGTACAGAATGAAACCACTTGAAGTATGGAGAATAATCAGTAGCAATATGAACGAATTGGCAAATATGCGAAATGCACTATATCCGCAGGGCAAGGGATATTCCCAAGAAGAAGTGCAAGCCGAGGTTATGTGTTATGAAGCATTGAGGAGAATGGAGGAAGAAAATGAGTGATGTAAAACTTTTGCCGTGTCCGTTCTGCGGTGGAGAAATAAAACTGGATGAAGATGATTTTTATATGTTCTGCTGTGATACCTGCGGTGCAGGAATAACATTCGCACATGAATTAGAGGATGGAACCGCAGAAGATTGCACAAAAGAGGAAAGCATTGAAAGTTGGAACACCCGCAAGCCTATGGAACGGATTGTGGAGCAGTTGGAAGATATATCAAAAGTGTACTGCGAAGAATACCATCAGCAAGAAGGTATATTATGGTTGCAGGATGCAGTAGAGATTGTAAAGCGAGGTGGAGCAGATGAATGAGAATGAAGCAATGAAAGATTTAATAAAACACAGGCAAGGGTCAGCTAGAGAGGTTGAAAGACTGAAAAGTGATGGACGGGACTTCTCACATTTTCAAACATGTGTTGATTCTATTGACATAGCAATCAAAGCACTCGAAGAAATCCAACAGTACAGAGAACTCGGAACTGTTGAAGAACTGCGAGAATCAATGGAAATGAAGCAGAAGTACGAAAAACAATGGATTGATGATATAAACAATCCTCTTGAGCCGCTGAAACTGTCAAGTGCTTTGCAGAGCGAGATTTTTAAGCTCGAATACAGGAAAGCCAATAAGCCGAAAGAAATCAATATTCTTGATTATACGATTATATACGCTTTAAAAGATTGCTTGGAGAGATATTCGGGAATCAGGGAGGAGTAGACATGCAGGAAGTATTTGAGAAGATAAAACAAAGAATTATGATTGCTGCGACGGAAGCTTGCGGATATGCTCCTTTGACAAGAGCCGTGGCGGAGAGTGAGCTGAAAGATATCATGGAACAAATTGCCGCCGAGTACAACAATGGTTGGATTCCATGCAGCGTAGAACTTCCACCACAACCGAAAGAAAATCCCGTGTTTGACAGTAAACCATTGGAATTGTACCTTGTTGATTGTGGAGAAGAGTATTCATTTAGAGCATTTTGGAACGGAAAAGATTTTACAGATGGGTGGAGCAAGTTGAATGTTATCGCATGGCAACCGCTACCAGAGCCATATCAGCCGAAGGGAGATTGAGAAGAATGGCGAATCAGAAATACTGTGATAAATGCGGATACATAAAAGAACAGTGCGAATGCGGGAAAACAAAAACAAACGCTGACCGCATCCGTTCCATGAGTGATGAAGAGCTGGCAGAGAAAATGTTCGAACTTGAGAACAAGGAACTATGTAAGGTAATTCCATTCTGTAAAAGTACAGATGAGTGCACAGATATAATGGACAGCGGGGAACTGATACCGGATGAGTTATGCAAACAGTGCCTGGTTAAATGGCTGCAGTCAGAAGTGGAGGGATAGATATGAAGATTAAAAGTATATTAGAATTTTGCTCTTGTAAAGGGTGCAGAAAAAAATATGATTTTGATATTGAACTTAAGGCAGGAGGTAAGAGAAAAAAATTTAAGCTGTGTGAGGAGCATACTAAAGAACTCATGAGAATTGGAAAGCTGAAAAGTGTAACATTCGAAGAAACGATAAATGTAGAGTAAATAAGCAAATTCGCGTTTGTGAATTGCTAAAAGTGAAGAGAACCTTGATAATTGAATATTGGTGGTTGGAGTGATATGATTATATAAAATAATGACGAAAGGTAGTACAGTAAGTATGAATATAACAATAACAGAACCAGCTGGAACCAGTGGCGAAATAATTATTGGAATATTTACAGCTTGTGTTTCAATAATTACATTTATCGTTGGTGCTATTATAGAAAGTAGGAGAGAAAAAAGAAGATTTAAACAAGAAAAGACTATGCGATTGCTAGATGAAAAAATTATTGCATATCAAAATATGTATGCAGCTATTTTGGAATATAAGTCATATTTTGAACTTTTCATCGATGGTGGAAACGAATATAAGGAAAGTGCAGATGCCAGTGAATTTGCACCACTTGCTTCAAATCAGAAATTTAGAAATGAGTACAATTTATACTCACTGTATTTAAGTGAAGAATTATGTAAGATTTGCCTAAATACATTAGAAAACGGGGAAATTCTTAATAATCTTGCAATTTCTATCCATAGTGATGCTAATATGGAAGATAGCGTAGAACCTAGTTGTATAAATGTTTTAAACAATATCCAGAAATGCATAGACCAGATCAGAGTGGAAATAAATGTATAGCAGTTACCAACCGTCAATATTCGATGGTTGGTATTTTTTTGCGCAAAATTTGAAAGGGGGAATGTACTTGGATGAAAAAGAAATATACGAAATTTGCCAGAGTGTAGATGCATTTATTGCGGACTATCTGGCAGAATCCATTGTTAAGGGGACAAGTTACGATCTTATGGAAGCACACCACGGCATTCTTCCAATATCTCGAAATTGTTTCTACCGCCGCCGCAGGATCGTACAGCGAATCATTAAGCAGAGGTTAGGGCGGATCGAAGAGGAACAGAGCGGCCAGATGCGGATGGTGTGGTAAAAATGATTTATATTGTATGACTAAAATGCTATAATTATAATGTATGATTGCATAGAGAGGGTGGTCCAGAAGTGGACGATATTTTAAAATGAGTAGAGGTGAATTAAATGAATATTCTCATACCAATTGTGAAAAATTTTTACGAAATGAGTGATACCATAAAAGCCGCATTAATATCAGCTATGATTCCCGCTTTGATTTCTATTATTGGATTCATTGCAACTAATAGATCTGTAAAAAGAGATTTTAAGAATGAGATCTTAAAGCAAAGGAACGAAATCGCTTTGAATAAAATGGCAACAATGCCAATGCGTATATTAGAATTGTTGGGAACAATTATTGAAACAGGAGGTCAAAACGAAGAATTAGCAAAAGAATTCGATGGTTTTATGAATGAAGTGTATGCATATGGATCTGAAAATGCAATAGCGCTTATTTCCAAGATACAAAAGGATAATATGTTTTTTGGCGATAATGTCGCTGATAGGAATTTGTATGAATTAATTGCTATGTATATACTGTTAGCCACACAGATAAAATATGATGTCACAGGAATAATCGTTAGTCCGGAAAAGTGGTATGAAATGAGGATGAACGATTATGAAATTAACAGGGAGAAGATGCGATTAGCCAACAATAATGTTGTAAAGATGTTTGAATTAAATAAGCGATTTTACATAAAGAAAATTCGATGATATGATAAGATATTGGAAAGAGAGGTTATCTTTAGTGAGACCTCTCTTTTTTATGCCCTAAATTGGTACAAATCCACTGAATGCCAATGGTAAAATTACTATAGAACAGTAATTGAACAGGGAGGGAGAAGCGTGGAAAAAGAAAACGAACTGAAAAAGGAGTATCTGCGATCATATACACCAGCGGTCAGTGCCGCACGTCGGATAGAAGAAGAAATTGAGCAGTTAAGAGCGGATAAGATGGCACCGGCATTTGTCATGGATGATATGCCACACGCCCATGATCAGAAAGATCTCTCTGACTATGCTGCAAAGTTGGATGAGCTGGAGAGAAAACTTATTAAAGCACGGTATGAGCGCATAGATCTATATGCAGATATATTCGCAGATATTGAGCGTTTAGAGGATGAGACGGAAAAGGCGGTATTGACATACAGATACCTTCGGAGACAAAGTTGGGAAGAAATCTGTGTGAAGATGGGATATCAGTGGGCACAGGTCCATCGGATTCACGCCAGGGCATTGAAACATTTCAATCCGACTGGTGGATATTATGAAATTTTGGTCAAAAAAATGAAAGATGATACACAATGATACACTTATCTGTGGTATGATTGTAGCGTGAAAGAGCGTAAGAGGAAATGATTCCCCTTGCGCTTTTTGTGTCTTTTAACTATCGGGACATCATGAAACACAGGGGTGTCCCACTTCTCCCTAAAAAGAAACAGGCAGGTGATATTATTGGCAAGGAGTCCGAACCAAAAGGCAGAAAAAGCCCGAGAACTGTATAAGGGTGGAATGAAGCTGGTTGAGATTGCAAGTCAACTAGAGGTTCCTGCCGGGACAGTTCGGAGATGGAAAAGTACATACCATTGGGATAGCGAGCAACAAAACGAGCGTTCGGAAAAGAAAAGCGAACGTTCGGAAAGCAAAAAGAGCGTTATGAAAAAAGCTGTAGCTGATGAAGTCAAGCAGGTGATACAGAATACCGACTTGACTGATAAGCAACAGCTTTTTTGTATACATTACATCCGATGCTTCAATGCTACCAAGGCATATCAGAAAGCATATGGATGTGGATATACAACCGCGGTTACAAACGGTCCTGCATTACTCGGAAATACTCGGATAAAAGAAGAAATTCTACAGCTGAAACAGGATCGGCTCAATCGAGAGTTCTTAAACGAATCCGACATCTTCCAGAAGTACATGGATATTGCATTTGCTGACATAAACGATTTTGTTGATATCAGTGCTGGTTTTGTTACAGCAAAAGACGGTATTGATGGAACTATTGTCAGTGAAGTGAGCAATACGCAGAGTGGGGTAAAGATAAAGCTTGCTGATCGGATGAAAGCCTTGCAGTGGCTTACGGATCACATGGATCTTGCCACCGAGAAGCAGAAAGCAGAGATTGCATTACTGAAAGCCAAGGTACAGACAGACGATGGCGAGGAGATTGCAGACGATGGGTTCCTTGATGCTCTGAACGGCACAGCTGCGGAGGATTGGGGCGATGAAGAAAATTAAGAGGATTTTCAAATTCCAACCGTTTTCACAAAAACAGCGCATGGTGCTGAATTGGTGGTGTAAGGATTCACCGGTAAAAGACAGCGACGGCATTATTGCTGACGGAGCAATCCGATCTGGTAAAACGGTGAGCATGTCACTTTCGTTTATTATGTGGGCGATGAGCTCATTTAATGGCGAGAATTTTGCCATGTGTGGAAAAACAATCGGTTCTTTTCGGAGAAATGTACTGTCTGGATTAAAGATGATGCTCCATAGCCGGGGCTATACCGTTGCAGATCATAGGGCTGATAATTTGGTTATCATCACAAAGGGAGATGTGACCAACTATTTCTATATATTTGGCGGTAAAGATGAACGGTCACAGGATCTCATTCAGGGTATTACCTTGGCTGGGGTCTTTTTTGATGAAGTTGCGCTGATGCCAGAAAGTTTCGTGAACCAGGCAACCGGGCGATGCTCTGTTGATGGTTCTAAGTACTGGTTCAACTGTAACCCGGACGGACCATATCACTGGTTCAAGGCCGATTGGATTGATAAGCGAGAAGAAAAGCATCTGTTGTATTTGCATTTTACGATGGATGATAACTTAAGCCTGTCAGAGAAAATCAAGGAACGATACCGCAGCATGTACACCGGTGTATTCTATCGCCGGTATATTCTGGGATTGTGGGCGATGGCAGAGGGCATCATCTACGATATGTTCGACACTGCCAAGCATGTAATTTCCAGTCTGGCTGATCTGACCAACGCAAATTATTATGTATCCTGTGACTATGGTACGCAAAATGCAACAGTATTTCTGCTGTGGTGCAAAGAGCGCTCCGGGCGGTGGGTATGCTGCCGTGAGTATTATTATTCCGGGCGCGATGAAGAAAGACAAAAAACCGATACAGAGTATGCAGATGATCTGGAACAATGGCTTGCCGGGATAAAACCGGAAAAGATCATCATTGATCCGTCAGCGGCGTCGTTCATAGCAGAACTGAAAAAGCGCGGCTATGCGATCAAGAAAGCGAAAAATGATGTACTGGACGGTATACGTTTTGTGGCATCCCTGCTGAATCAGGGGAAAATTGCAATCAGTGACCAGTGTCCGAATACAATCAAAGAATTTGGATCGTACATATGGGATCAGAAAGCATCGGAGCACGGAGAGGATAAACCGGTAAAACAACACGATCATGCAATGGATGCGCTTCGGTACTTCTGTTATACGATTATTCGCAAGCCTGGAAGTATCGGTATTTTGAAATGAGGTAGAAAATGAAAAATATGAAAGTAAATATCCTTGGAACTGAATGGAACATACATATTGTAAAAGAATTTCCAGAACATTTGAAAGAGCATGAGGAAACCGCAACAGGACTTTGCAATGGCTTTGATAAGGACATTTTTGTAAAGGATATGTCTGATTGTGATTGCAAAGACAAAGAGCAGCTTATCAAAAATGTTATGAGACATGAAATTCTTCATGCATTCTTATTTGAAAGTGGACTTTCTGAAAATGCCGGATTTTCCGATTGCTGGGCGACAAACGAAGAAATGGTCGATTGGTTTGCAATTCAGTCACCGAAGATTTTTGCCGTATATCAGAACCTTGGTATTTTAGGAGAATAACAATGGACATTGAAACAATGAAACAACTGATAAAAAAATATGAACCTGGTCATGCAGCATTTGTGACGCGGGCGGATATAGCAGAACGTTATTACCGCAATGAGACGGACATTCTGTTCCGGGACAAACCCAAAGACAAGGAAAAAGAGGAAGCAGACAATCCGCTGCGCAATGCAGACAACCGGATTCCCCGGAACTTCCATGGTCTGATCGTAAACCAGAAAGCATCCTATGCTTTTACTGCACCGCCGCTGTTCGATGTAGGCAGTATGGCGAGCAATAAGCGCATCACGGAAACCTTGGGTGATGAGTATGCCAAAAATTGCATGGAATTGTGTGTGAATGCTGCCAATACTTCCATCGGCTGGGTGCATTACTGGCAGGGCGATAATGGTTTTGAATGGGCAGTTGTTCCGTCTGAGCAGATCATCCCGGTGTTTGACCGTAGCCTTAAACGCAGGCTGATCGGAGCCATGCGAGTGTATCCGGACATCGACGATGCAACTGGGGATAATTATACGGTATATGAATACTGGACGGATAAAGAGTGTCAGGCATTCCGGCGAAGAGCAGGCGAGACACTTAATCTGCTGACATACTATGAAATGTTTGTTGATCCAGCCACCAGTGATATGGTTGCCGATTACCGGCATGATTTTGGAGAAGTACCGTTCATCCCGTTTTACAACAACAATATCCATACAGATGATTTGCGCAACATTAAGCCGCTGATAGACGTATATGACAAGGTTTACAGCGGCTTTATCAATGATTTGGATGATATACAGGAGCTGATCTTTGTACTGTCTGGATATGGCGGTGAAGATCTGAATGGATTCCTATCTGATTTAAAAAAGTACAAGACCATTAAGGTAGATGGGGATGAGGGCGGTGCTGTGTCTACGCTGAACATTGAGATTCCGATTGAAGCCCGGAACAGTGTACTGGATGCAACTAGAAAGGCAATCTTCGAGCAGGGACAAGGCTTTGACCCGCAGCCGGAGAACTTTGGTAATCAGTCTGGTGAAGCGCTGAAATTCATGTATTCGCTCTTGGAAATGAAAACTGGATTGATGGAAACAGAGTTCCGACTTGGCTTTGCTCGGCTGGTGCGTGCAATCTGCAAAGCGCTTGGCATTCAGTGCGGTACGATCATCCAGACATGGACCCGTACCTGTATCAAGAATGATACGGAGCAGGCGCAGATTTGCAAGGATTCCGTAGGAATTGTAAGTAAAAAGACGATTCTGAAAAATCATCCGCTTGTGGAAGATGCAGATGAAGAATTGAAGCAGATCGAAAAAGAAGAAAAAGAAGCGCAGGAAAAGGCTGATCTGTATTCTGGAGCATTTGTTAACAGCGGAGAAAACGGAGGTGGCAAAGATGGCAATGCCAATGGCAACCCGAAAAATTCCGAAAATCAAGATAATCCGGGTGGAGATTGATATTGAGTTTGTAAATATCATGGGTAGAATTTTGATTCCATTCTTTTGGATTTGGGGCATTAGAGTGTTTAGTATAGAGATTTATAGAAAGAAATTCTATATGATATGTATTCCTAAGTTTTATTTTGTAAAATAAGGAGTTGTTGATGAAAAACGGTGCATATTGGAAAAAACGCTTCAAACAGATAGAGGAATCCCAGCATCAGCAAGGCCTGCGGTGCTACGCGGATATCGAAAAGCAATATCTCGTAGCGCAGCGGCAGATGGAAGCGAAAATCAATGCGTGGTATCAGCGCTTTGCAAATAATAACGAGATTTCTCTTGTGGAAGCACGCCGGTTATTAAATTCCAGTGAATTGGATGAACTGAAATGGGATGTCGAGCAGTACATACGGTATGGAAAAGAAAATGCTATCAATGGACAGTGGATGAAGGAACTGGAAAATGCTTCCGCAAAAGTACACATCAATCGGCTGGAGGCATTGAAGCTTCAAATGCAGCAGTCATTGGAAGTGATGTTCGGTAATCAGATTGATAGTGTTGATTCTACAATCCGTGATGTTTATCAATCTGGGTTTCTCCATACTGCCTATGAAATTCAGAAGGGGATTGGAACCGGATGGAGTTTTGCATCTCCGAATGACCGGTTGATTGATACAGTGGTCCATAAGCCTTGGGCGGCAGACGGGCAAACGTTTTCAGACCGGATCTGGACGAACAAACAGAAGCTGGTCAATGAATTGAACACCACCATGGTACAGAATATCATCACCGGTGCTGATTCGCAGAAGACGATTGATGCCTTGGCGCGGAAGATGAATGTATCAAAACAGAATGCGGGCCGCTTGGTAATGACGGAACAGGCGGCCTTTTCCAATGCAGCGCAAAAGGATTGTTTTGCAGAACTTGGGGTGGAGCAGTTTGAGGTGTTAGAGACATTGGATGGTTTCACATGCAGCCTTTGTGGTTCTATGGACGGGCAACATTTTCCAATGAGCCAGTATGAAATTGGTGTGACAGCTCCGCCGTTCCATCCGAACTGCCGTGGGTGTACCTGCCCATACTTCGAAGATGATTTTGGAGTGCCGGGAGAACGTGCAGCGCGTGGTGAAGATGGAAAAACATATTATGTACCGGGCAATATGACATATGAAGAGTGGAAATCCTCTTTTGCAGATGGTGACAATGCAGCGAAAGACCGGTTGGGGATTATCACAAACAATAATAAAAGCAACCCGAACTATTATGATTTCAAGGGTAAAAATGTGGATACGGTCGAGTCGGAAATCTGCAAGTTCGACCATGAGGTTGGAGTTATATTTGACAATGGGAAAGCGGTAAATTGCCAGTTGGGAAATGAGGATACTATAGAATTTACGAAGTATCAGCTTAAAATGATGAAAGGAAAAGATGTTACTCATAATCATCCATTGAGTACGCCGCCGTCCCCAGAAGATCTGTATCTGCTGGTAAATTATAAAGTCAAAAGTTTCAGAACCTGTGGGGAAAACGGTACATATGTGTTAGAATATAATGAACAGGTAGAAAAACTTCCAGATTTCAAGACATTTAGTGATACATATGACGAAATTATATATGAATTACAAGATAAATATTATGATGAAGTGAAACATGGAATGAAAAAAGAGGATGCGATCATATTACTTGGAGAGGCTGCTTGGGAAAGATTGTGTGAACTATATAATGTCAAACCTAGATTTGAAAGGCGGTAATTGTCATGAGCAAATATAAACCATATGAAATAGATAGATATAAGCTGAATCTGTTTTGCGTATGTTTGAACTGCAGTAAATACAGAGGTTCAAGAAACGATTTTTCAAAATATTGTGATGCTTATCCCAAAAATCTTCCATCTGAAATTTGGAATGGAAAAAATGTAAAATGTCCGCATTTTGAAGAAAAGTAGGGGTGATAGTATGGTGAAACTTATAAAAACATTAGATGTTCAAAACGCATCATTGAATGTGATCACAGCTGGCAGACGATTTCCACTTGCACAATTTGCTGGGAAAATAGAGATCACAGAGCACCAGAGTATGGCACCTATCCTTGGGAGAAGATGCAAAGGTGAAAAGAAAATCTATGCATCCTTTATTTTATGCCAGAATATTGAGTATCAGTCAGATGATACATTTAATACCGGAAAAGTATATGAAGCAGTCGGAGATGTGCAGGGAGAGCAGTCTTGTGAAAGATTGATCTTCTCAGGACTTCGCTTTGAAGATATGGATCCGTTGGAAGGAACAGTAACACTTGAAGTGACTGATTTGGAACTGATCCGGAAAATGCTTGAGATGTAAAATTTTAGATACCACCAGTCAGAAATGATATGGTGGTATTTTTGTGCTCAAAAATAGGTAATAACAGGACAACTGGAAATTTATGAACAGAACGGCGCAGAGGTGACGCTAAGTAAGTTCCTCTGGTAGTCCTGTTTTTATATGCCTTTTTCTGTAGGCGTTAAAGAACAGTAATACTCATCTGGAGAATAAACAGAGAATCCCAATACCCGGAGAGCGGGAATAAAAATCTATGGAGGATAAGAAAATGGAATGGTTAAAGGCAATTTTGGAAAAGGCAGAAATTAAAGATGGAAAGCTGGATGTAGATGCAGTCATGAATGCGGCACAGAAAGAGTTTCCGAAGTATGCAGTGCCAAAAGACGACTTTAATACAAAAGTCGAGGAATTGAAAACTGCAAATGGAACAATCGAGGAGTTAAAGAAATCCAATGGGGATAATGAGGAGTTACAGAAAAAGATCGGAGATTATGAGATCGAAATCAAAAATCTTAAGAAAACTGCTGAAAACACCTCAAAGACCTATGCTTTGAAGGAATCTCTCGCAAAGCAGGGGGTTCTTGATCCGGATTATCTGATCTACAAAGCTGGTGGGCTTGACAAGTTCACATTTGACAAGGAAGGTAAACCGGTTGGTGTAGAGGATGCAGTAAAACCGTATAAGGAAGACGAGACTATGGCACATCTGTTCAAGCAGGAGCAGACGAAACCACCATATCATCCACAGGGCGGTACCGGGGGAGCCGGATCTACAAACCCATTTGCAAAAGAGACGTTCAATCTGACCAAACAGGGTGAACTTTTAAAATCAAACCCGGAGCAGGCAAAAGCAATGGCTGCAGCCGCAGGGGTAACAATTTAAGGAGGTAAATATTTATGGCAATTACAAAAATTGCAGACGTGATCGTACCGGAGCTTTTTAACCGGTATGTGATCAACAGAACGATGGAGCTGTCCGCGTTTTTCCAGAGTGGGATCGTGGTAAACAGCCCGGAATTTGATGCACTGGCATCTGAGGCGGCAAGAACACACAACATGCCGTTTTTCGAGGATTTACAGGGAGAATCTGAACCAACACTTGAGGATGTAGAAATGACACCGGCAAAGATCGGTTCTAACAAAGATGTATCCACCACAATCCTTCGTCAGAAGATGTGGGCAGCAACTAACCTGTCCGCAGCACTTGCCGGAGCGGACCCGATGAAAGCAATCGGTGATCTGGTGGCACAGTACTGGGCGCGCGATATGCAGAAAGAATTGATTGCGATTCTTGCGGGGGTGTTTGGAACCACCACGGCAGATCCAAGCGGAACACCGAAAGCAGAGACCAGAATGGCGGATCATATTCTCGATCTGTCCACAGGAAAGACAGATGCAGCAAAGCAGATCAGCGCATCCGCATTTATTGACGCGTGCCAGATGCTTGGAGATGCACAGGCACAGCTTACTGGTGTGGCGATGCACTCTGCAACAAAGTCTTATCTGAAAAAGTTGAATCTGATTGAGACCGAGCGTGATTCTACCGATGTGGAATTTGATACTTACCAGGGAAGACGTGTGACCGTGGATGATGGCTGCCCGGTTGAAGATGGAGTATACACAACATATCTTTTTGGCAATGGAGCGGTTGCCTATGGTAATGGTTCTCCGGTCGGCCATGTAGCTACTGAGACGGATCGTGACAAGAAGACAGGTGGCGGTGTGGATTATCTGATTAACCGTAAAGCGTTTATCCTGCATCCGAGAGGAATTGCATACACTGGTGCAAAACGTGAGCATGTGGAAACTCCAACTAGGGCAGAACTTGCAATGGCAGAGAACTGGAAGCCGGTATATGAGCCGAAGCAGCTTAGAATCGTGGCTATCAAACACAAGATCGGGTAGCCTATGGAGCTGGCAAAGTTAAAGGCACTTCTTGGAATTGAGGATGATTCCAAGGATGTGATTCTTGAATTTGTCATTGCAGACGTAGAGGAAATCATAAAGAATTATTGCCATGTGGAGGAAATGCCGGATGGACTGGTGAACACCGGATACCGCATGGCGATGGATCTGTACCGGAATGAGAATATTGGAAGCGAGACGGCAGCAGTTGGAGCGGTTTCTTCCATTTCTGAGGGAGATACCTCTACATCTTTCCAGCAGTATGTAGATGCTAATTTCAAGGACACAGTGCTGAAAAATTATAAGTCCTCACTAAACAGATACAGGAAGGTGGCGTGGAAATGATCGCGGATGCAATCAAGCAGGCACAGGCACTTGCAAGGAAAGCCCAGGAAGCCACATATGATGGCAGATGTACGGTTATGGAGCATCAGAAAGCAAAAGATCCAAAAACAAAGATTACCACAGAAAAAGATGTGGTGGTATTGGAAGATGAACCATGCCGCTTATCATATTCCAGTGTTAGTGCAGTGGATCAGACGGAATCAGCTGCAAAGACCGCACAGGTTACAAAGCTGTTTTTATCTCCAGACGTGCAGATCAAGCCGGGAGCAAAGATTACAGTAACACAGGCTGGTGTGACACAAAACTATAAATGCGGCAGTGTGGCAGCAGTATATCCGACGCATCAGGAGATTGTGTTGCAATTATCAGAGAGGTATGCATGATGGGAATGGGAAGCGTGGATATGCGGGAGTTGGTAAAGCTACAGGAGAATCTTAAAAAACTGGAGGATGAAGCAAAACGGCAGCAGTTTTGTGAAGCAAGTGCGAAGAAACTTGCTGCCAGATTACTTACATATGTTATTAAACGTACTCCAGTTGGAAATTATTCTTATGAGGTCACTGCAACAGCAAAGCGTGACGGTAAAAAGCATAAAAAAGGTGAGCAGTATACTAAAAGGATAAATCCATCGGGAAGAAAAGGCGGTGTTTTACGCCGTGGGTGGATTTCAAAAACACCAGAAGAGGCTGCGAAAGGCGGAAGAGTTTCTATGGATGAAATACTTGCATATGTAAATGGAGTACAGGTGAAAAAGTCTGGAAAGCAATACATAATTGAAATTAAGAATCCGATAGAATATGCAAGTTATGTTGAATACGGACATGTACAAACTCCAGGAAGATATGTTCCTGCCTTGGGAAAACGATTAAAGAAAGCATGGGTTCCGGGAAAACTTATGATGACAAAATCGGAAAATGATGTAAAGAGAATTGCTCCAAAACAGTTAGAAGCAGAATTTTATGAATTTTTGAAAGGGGCATTCAATGATTAACAACGTGATAGCCGGGATAGCAATTGCCCTGAACCAAGAGTTTGGGGATGATTATGAAATTTATACAGAGGAAATAAAGCAGGACTTGAAAGAGCCTTGCTTTTTTATTACCCTCTTAAATCCATCCAAGACAGATTTCCCATCCAAACGGTATTTGATGGACAATCCATTTTGTATACAGTATTTCCCGGAATCGGAGGACAATCCGAATAGTGAATGCCGCGATGTAGCTGATCGTATGTTATGGGCGTTGGAGAATATTACGCCTTTGGATGCAGACAGGCCGGTACGAGGGACGGACATGCATCATGAGATTACAGACGGAGTGCTGAATTTCTTTGTAAATTACAATTATTTCGTCCGCAAGGTAGAGACTCCGGCTCCTCTTATGGAAACTATGACAACAATATTACATTTGAAAGGATAGGTGCGATATGGGTGAAACAAATACAGAAGTAAAACCACAGGTATTTGCGGATGTATTTACAAAGCAGCAGCTGGCAGAATCCAAACGCTATAAGAAAAAGCGGGATCTGTTGGAGGCGTTGTTGGAAAACGGAAAGACTTATACGATCGCGCAGGTGGATAAGATCATCGGCGATTATCTGAAGAAAGAGGTGAGATAAATGGCATTTGGCGGAGGAACATGGGTAACCCAGAATAAAGTAATCCCAGGTGCGTATATCAATGTCGTGAGCGCAGGGATTGCATCCGCGGCACTGTCGGATCGTGGTATTGCAACAATGCCGCTGGAACTTGACTGGGGACCGGATGATACGGTTTTTAAGGTTACTACAGCGGATGTGCAGAAGTATTCGAAAAAGATATTCGGATATAGTTATACCGACGATAAGATGAAAGGACTGCGAGATCTGTTTGCTGGCGGAACCTTGGTGCTGTATGCATACCGGTTAAACGGCGGCGGGACAAAAGCGTCCAATGATTATGCTACAGCTAAGTACACGGGGACACGCGGCAATGCGATCAGGATCTCCATAGCAAAGGACGTGGATGATCCAGAGTCGTGGAATGTAACTACATATCTTGATACGTCCAGAATTGAAGTACAGAATGTAAAAAAAGCGGCTGATCTGAAAGATAATGACTTTGTGACATTTAAAACAGATACGTTGGAACTTGCAGCAGTTGCATCGGCAGCACTGTCTGGCGGAACGAATGGTGTCGTCAATGGCGATGCGCATGCGGAGTATCTGGCAAAGGCAGAAGCCTACGGATTTAATACGATGGGCGTTGTGGTTACAGATGAGGTGACCAAGAGGCTGTATGTGGCATATGTAAAGCGTATGCGTGATGAAGTTGGTAAGAAATTTCAGCTTGTGCTTTACAAGTCGGATGCTGACTATATGGGAGTTATTTCCACACCGAATAAAACGACGGACGAGGGCTGGCCGGAAGCATCCGCTGTATATTGGCTTACCGGGGTGGAATGCTCCACTGCGGTGAATAAGTCCTGCGAGGGCAGAGTGTACGATGGTGAATTTTCCATTGAGCCAATTGACAATGATCTGGAAGATTATATCAAAAAGGGACAGCTTGTGTTTGATAGAAATGATGATGAAATTGAGATTCTAAGTGATATCAATACACACATAACCATCACGGAAGATTGCAACGAATTTTTTTGCGACAATCAGACAATCAGGGTTGTAGACCAGCTTGCAAATGATGATGCACTGCTCTTTAAGACACGGTTCCGTGGGAAGTTCCCAAATGATGATCCAGGGCGGAACAGCTTGAAAAGTGGGCTGTGCGAGATCCGTGAAAAATTACAGAATTTGCGGGCTATTGAGAATTTCAAGCGGGATAATGTCATCGTGGAACAGGGAGAATCAAAGAAATCGGTAGTCGTTAATAATACAGTTGAAGTTGTAAATGCCATGAGTATTATGTACATGACTACAGTAGTGAAATAAGGGGGTGAAGTATAAATGAAAAATGTGATGCTTGCAAAGGATTCGATCTCTGCAGCTCTTGCAGAGTGCTACGTGACAATTGGTGAACGTAGATACAATCTGATGACCGCAATCAAGATTGAAGCGAATTTCAAGAAGAATAAGGCAAAGGTTCCAACTCTTGGCAAGACAGGAAAGGGAAATAAGTCGGTATCATGGGAAGGAACCGGATCTTGTACACTACATTATAATACGAGCATTTTCCGTAAAATGATGCTTGATTTTAAAGACACTGGTAAGGATGTCTATTTCGAGATTCAGATCACGAATGATGATCCATCTAGTGATGCAGGATCTCAGACAATCACTCTTTTACAGTGTAACATTGACAGTGGAGTGCTTGCGAAATTTGATGCATCTTCTGACTCATATCTGGACGAGGATGTTAGCTTCACATTTGATGATTTTGATATGCCGAAAGAGTTTCAGGAAATTATTGGACTTGCAGCGTAATATTGCCCCTTATGTGTCTGGCATGAGGGGATTTTTCATAGGAAGAAAGGAGACAATGTATGTCAAATTTAAGCAGATTTTTAGCAAAAAACAAAATTAAAAGAGAGAACGGGAAGTATGCACCATCGAAAGCGTTTGTGGATGAAAATGGAAAGCCTTTGGAGTTTGAGTTTCGCCCGATTACTTCAAAACGAAACGAAGTAATCCGCGAAAGCTATACGAAAGAGGTTCCGGTAGCAGGAAAACCGAATATGTTCCGCCCGAAATTAGATACATCAGCATACATCAACGCGTTGATTGCAGAAAGTATTGTTGATCCAGATCTTTACAACAAGGAACTGCAGGATTCCTATGGGGTAAAGACACCGGGAGAGCTGCTTTATGCCATGATCGACAATCCGGGAGAATATCAGGATCTTTCTGCATGGGTTCAAAATTTTCAGGGGTTTGAAACTTTAGAAGATAAGACTAAACAGGCAAAAAACTAATTGAGGAAGGGGATGTGGAGTCTAACTATGCATATTATGCATTGCACAAGCTTCACATTCTCCCTTCCCAGTGGGTTGCTTTAGAGGACGAAGAAAAGGCTTTTATTATTGCTTGTATAGATATAAGGATTGAAGCGGAAAAGAAAGAAGCAAAGAGGATAGCAAGGGAAGCAGAAGGACGGTGATGGTATGGCTTACATAACAACAGGAATACAATTGGCGGATAACTTTAGTGCTCCCCTTATGCATATTGTAAGTGCTGTAAATATGACCATATCTGCTATGAATGATATGAATCAGTCCATGAATGCTGGGGTTAATACAGCGTCATTATCCGCTGCCCGGAATGAAATTGCACAGGCAACTGTAGCGGCAGAAGAATTCAATCAAACAATGCAACAGGCGGGTAGTCCGATCAATGATAATATTCGAAGACAGGAACAATTTAATCAGTCATTGCAAAACGGTGCAAGTGAATCATCGAATTTAGTTTCGGCAATTAAACGAATGGCAGGGGCGTACCTGAGTATTCAGACGGCTGGAAAAATTTTAGAGATGTCGGATGAGATCACACAGACTACATCCAGATTAAATATGATGAATGACGGATTGCAGAGTACGGCCGATTTGTACAACATGGTTTATGCGGCTGCAAACGATGCCAGAGGATCATTAGGAGATATGGCAAGTGTAGTTGCCCGATTTGGTAATAATGCGAAAGATGCATTTAGTTCCAGTGCAGAAGTTGTCCAGTTCGCAAATTTAGTCCAAAAGCAGATGACAATTGCGGGAGCGTCTACGCAGGAAGCAGCAAATGCAGAATTGCAGTTATCGCAGGCGCTGGGCTCTGGTGTACTTCGAGGTGATGAGTTAAACAGTATTTTTGAGCAGGCACCGAATCTGATTCAGAATATTGCAGATTATCTTAATGTTCCAATCGGTAAGATTCGAAGCATGGCACAAGATGGGGAACTGTCGGCTGATGTTGTGAAGCAAGCGGTATTTGCTGCGACTGATGAGATAAATGCTAATTTTGAAAATATGCCAATGACATGGGGACAGATGTGGACGGTATTTCAAAATGACGCCACTATGGCATTTCAGCCGGTTTTGCAGAGACTTAATGATTTGGCAAATACAGACGGGTTTCAGGAGTTTGCTACAAATGCAATAAATGATCTTGCAGTAGTAGCAGGTGTGGTACTTGATATATTTGAAGGAATTGGATCAATAGGAACCTTTGTACAAGACAACTGGCAAATTATAGGTCCTGTTGTTTATGGTGTGGTTGCAGCATTAGCGGCTTATGCAACTTATGTTGGCATTACGAACGCAATAGATATGATATCAACAGGAATTAAGATTACAATGTGTGTTGCATCATATGCGCACGCAGCAGCAACAGGAACAGAAGCAAGTGCAACTGCGGCTGCAACCGCGGCACAGTACGGGCTAAATACTGCAATGTTGTCTTGCCCGTTAACATGGATAGTTGTTGGAATTATGGCGTTGATCATTGTGTTGGTTGCGTTATGTAATCATTTTTCAGGAGCTGGACACATTGCACAGTCGGCTTTTGGTGTTGTAACGGGAAGCGTAAATGTGGCTATTCAGTATTTTAAAAATTTGGGATTATCAGTTGCAGATGTTTTTATTGGAATATGGAATGCGGCAGGGGCATGTGCAACCAATGTTGAAACTGCTTTTCACAATTCCATAAGTCATGTTCAAACTCGTTGGTATAACATGCTGTCTACAGCACTTACTGTAGTATCTGGTATTTGTTCCGCGCTTAACAAGCTGCCTTTTGTCGAATTTGATTATAGCGGCATTACGAGTGCCGCAGATAATTATGCATCAAAAGCGGCTGCAGCTGCCGGAAATACAAAAGATTATACCAGCGTAACAGATGCATTTAATAAAGGAATAAAAACGTATGATGTCTATCAAAGTGGATGGGCCAAAGATGCATATACTGCCGGAGCAGCATGGGGCGATGGTGTAACCAGTAAAATAAAGAATACAATATCATCAAAAGCCACGAATATTCCAAGTGCAAATAATTATCCAAATGCGCTTGCATCCAGCAACGCGGCAACAGCAGCAAATACAGCAGACACTGCAAAGAATACCGCCAAAACAGCTAATACATTATCTGCATCCAGCGAAGATCTGAAGTACCTGAGAGATATTGCAGATCGTGAGTACGTGAATAAATTTACAACAGCACAGATCAAGGTTGAGATGATCAACCATAACAACGTAAACAATGATATGGATTTAGATGGAATGGCGGAACATTTGCGTAGCAAAATTGAGGAAGAAATGAATGCAGCAGCGGAAGGAGAACACTAAAGATGTATGAATTATATATTGATGGGGTCCTTTTTCCAGTGACCCCAGGGTCTCTTGACATCAAGATCAATAACAAAAATAAGACCATAACTCTCATAAATGAGGGAGAGGTTAATCTTATTAAGTCTCCGGGATTGTCTGATATTACAATTCCGGAGTTGCTGTTACCAATTAATAAATACCCTTTTTCCTGTGAAGGAGCAGAGGTGGGAGCGGCATATTATCTTTCGAAATTGGAGAAATGGAAAAATCAGAAAAACCCAGTCACGCTAAAGTTTAATCGTTACAAAGTATCAGATAAACATCTTATCGAAGATATCATAATGGATGTGACCATTGAAGAGTATGAGATCATGGAAGATGCAGATAAATACGGATCAGATGTGTGTGTAAAGCTTAACATGAAAGAATACCGTCACTGGGGAGCAAAGAAACTTGTACCGAAAGACAAAAAGACAAAGTCCGGAAAAAAGAAAACGGTTGTTACGGTTAAAAAACAACGGAAGAAAACGAAAGCTATAGCCAAAAGTTACAAGATAAAATCTGGTGACACGCTTATGAAAATTGCGAAGAAACAGATGAATAATGCATCTGCATGGAAGAAACTCTATCAGTTAAACCAGAAAACGATTGAAAATGCAGCTCGTAAGCATGGACGAAAATCATCATCGAATGGTCATTATTTGTATGCAGGAACGGTATTGAAACTTCCGGGAGGTGGTAGCTGATGAAAGATATCGTTAATGTAGCGATTGGCGAGATCGGGTACCGGGAGCAGGGAAGCAATAAAACCAAATATGGAGTATATACAGGAGCGAATGGTGCTGCATGGTGCCATTCGTTTGTTTCATGGTGTGCACATGAAGCCGGGGTATCTACTTCCATTGTTCCGAAAACGGCATCCGTAGCTTATGGTATGCAGTGGTATCAAAAGAAAGGACAGTTTAAGTATAAAGGGAAGTACACGCCAAAAAGAGGGGATATTGTTTATTTTAAAACAGGCCGCAGCCATGTAGGAATTGTTGAAAGTGTTAGTGGTGGCCAGTTACATACTATTGAAGGAAATACATCCGATAAGGTAGCGCGGCGGACATATTCTTTGAATAATACCACAATTACCGGTTATGGCACGCCAAAATATGTAAATACTGGAAATAATTCATCCGGTTCTGGTGAAAAAAAGGATTCCAAGAAAGAATTGCAATATCTGCAGAAAATATTATCGCGTCATGAGGCAAAAGCGGAAACAATAAAAGCCGATGAAGCAGAAACGGGAAAAATACCGAATGGCAATGTAATGATTACTGTAAATAATGGGAAAAAGAAATTTACAGTACCAGTGGAAGATGGAGCAAAGGTTGTATGGGAAAGAGACAGCACACCTGGCAAATTTACTTTCACAGCAAAAGTTGAAAAAGGATTTTCCATAGGCATGGGAAATGAAGTTCTTGTCACTGTGGACGCTAAGAAGTTTTTCTATGGCTTTGTTTTCACGAAAGAAGTTAAGAAAGATGGAATGGCATCGTATACCGTATATGATCAGCTTAGGTATCTGAAAAACAAAGACACACTTATCTATAGTAAAAAAACAGCAGATGAAGTAATTCGGATTATTGCAAAGCGCTTCCTGTTAAAATGCGGCACACTGGCAAAGACAGGGTGGCGCAGATCAGCGGTTGAGGACAATACGGCATTGTTCGATATGATTCAAAACGCGTTGGATGATACTTTAATGGTAAAAGGAAAGACATATGTTTTTTATGATAATATTGGAAAATTGTGCCTGACTGATGTGGCAAAGATGAAGGTAAATACCTGTCTGGTAGATGCGGAAACAGGAGAAGATTATTCCTACAAAACAACGATTGATACGGATGTGTATAACCAGATCAAGCTGATCTATAAGAAAAAGAAATCCAGTAAGAAGAAAAAAGGAAGTACAAAGACATCAACAAGTCAAAATACTGGAACCAGTTATGGAATTTATCTGGTACGTGACAATAAGAAAATCGCAAAATGGGGAACGTTGCAGTTTACGGATGAGATCAATAGTCCGGATATTGGAAAGCTGAAAGCACAGGCATTATTGAAATTGTATAGCCATGAGAAGCGTACACTTACCATATCAGGTGTGATTGGAAACAGTAAAGTGCGTGGAGGATCGCTTGTGCCAGTCATACTTGATTTGGGAGATCTGAAAATTGCGAATTATATGCTGGTAGAGAAAGTGACACACACATTTAAAAATTGTGAATATACAATGGACCTGGTTTTGTCTGGGGGTGATTTTAGTGAGTAGCGGAAATCTGGTGCAGTTGATTAAGAAGATTGCAATGGATGCGGTACGGGCTGCAAAGATGTGTGATTATGTGACCGGTGTGGTTACCAGCGAAGATCCTCTGAAAGTGAAAATTACAAACTCTTTTGAAATTGGAGAAGAATTTTTGGTGGTGCCACAAAGCATGACGGACCATGAGGTTGAAGTAACAATTAAGAAAGAGTATGGATGGAAAACGAAGGACCGATCGGGCGGAGCTGGTGATGACATTGTGTTGGAAAATGTAAAGATTATGATTCACAATTCCTTAAAAGCTGGGGATGAAGTGTTGATGATGCGCAAAAGCGGCGGTCAGGAGTTTGTGGTAATAGACAAGGTGGTGAAGGAATGATCCCGACAAATTATGATGATGACGATGAAGAAGATGATATGACCGGCTTTGAAGTGGAAAATGATCCGTCTCTTACATATGCAATGCAGATAGGAACCATTGAGAAAGATTCAAGAATTTTTCTTGGCAAAGCAGATGGAGAAGATGCAAACCGGCAGGCAATATTGAAAATTTTGAACACAGAGCGATATGAAAATGTAATTTATTCATGGAATTATGGAGTGGAGTTTCAGGATCTGAGGGGGAAGTCTCTATCTTATGTTATGTCAGAACTGCCACTGAGGATTACGGATGCAATTACTGCAGATGATCGTTTTGATTCCTGTACAGATTTTGAAATGGAACCGGTTGGAAAGAAAGCCCTGCATGTTACATTTTCTGTAATTACAGCAGAAGGTGATAAAGTAAGCGGATTGGAAACGGAGGTGGGATATTAGTGTTTGAGAATAAAGATTTTGATTCCATTATGGAAGAAATGCTTTCGCAGGTGAGTGATAAGCTGGACAAGCGTGAAGGATCTGTGATTTACGATGCGATTGCTCCGATGGCTATGGAGCTTGCGCAAGCGTACATAGACATGGATATGATTGTGAATGAAGTATATGCAGATACAGCATCCTACTATTATTTAATCAAACGAGCAGCAGAAAACGGAATTTATCCAAAGGAAGAAACGAATGCGATATGTAAAATGGTGGTAAAACCGTCAGATACAGATATTTCCATTGGTGATCGTTTTAATCTCGGAGATTTGAACTATGAGGTAACATCTGTAATGGATAAAGCAACCGGAGAGTACCAGGTAACATGTGAGACTGCCGGTATTGTTGGAAACCAGCAGCTGGGAACATTGCTTACGATTGAAACAAAGAATGATCTGAATGATATGGAATCAGCGGAACTTACAGAGGTTTTGATCCCCGGTGAGGATGAGGAAGATGTGGAAGATTTCCGTGAACGTTATTACGAGGGATTTTCTAGTACAAGCTTTTGTGGCAACAATCCGGATTATAAGGAACGTGTATCGGCCATTGATGGAGTTGGTGCATGCAAAGTTATCCGGATGTGGGAAAAAGGATATGATCCGGCAAAGTTTATTCCTGTTACAGCAGTTACGGAGTGGATTGGAAAGCAGTCTGCGGAAACCGTTGGAACGGAAGTATTTGCATGGTTGAAAGCGGTACATGATGCTGCAAAAAATAAACTTCTTACAGTGGGTGGCACTGTTCGAGTGTATATCATATCATCAGAGTTTAAAGCTCCATCAGCTACATTAGTGAAGAAAGTACAAAATGATGTAGATCCGGATGATAAGACAGGAGATGGATATGGTCTGGCACCTATTGGGCATGTGGTAAAGGTTATGGGAGTGAAAGAAGTTCCTGTTGCTGTGGCGGTTACCGCGGTTTATAAGAATGGATATTCATTTGAATCCTTGAAATCCGATATGCAGTCGACAATAGATGGGTATTTTACAGAACTTTCTGCTGATTGGAGTAATGAAGATAACCTGGTGGTGCGCAAGAGCCAGATTGAATCCCGGTTGCTTCTGATTGATGGGATATTGGATATTACAGATGTGAAACTGAATGGTGCATCTGAAAATGTAACATTGGATGAAGATGCAATTCCGGTAAGGGGTGATGTAAGTGGCTAAAAAAATGATTGATTATCTGCCTCCGTTTATGCAACAGTTTGAAGAAATGAAGCAATTGATGCAGAGCGAGGATAAGCAGGTGGCGGCTCTTAACATGGATACTACTAAAATATTACGAAATGCATTCATAGAGACTTCAGATGCAGAAGGCATCGAGCGGTTCGAAAGAATCTTACATATCATTCCAGGTGCTGGTGAAAATTTAGAACTCCGTCGGTCGCGTGTGTCAATGCGGTGGAATGAACGGATACCGTATACGCATCCGACACTTGTAAAATGTTTAAATGCCAGCCTAGGAGAAAACAATTATGATCTGTATTCAGATGAGGAGCATTATTACATACTCGTGCATCTGAAATTGAATGTAGCGGATCGTGTCGGAGTTGTTGAAGAACTGATCCGGCGTATGTCACCAGAGGATATATGCTACAAAGTTCTTCTTATTTATAATACACATGCAGTTTTGCATAAATTTACGCATGCACAGTTACATAGCTATACGCACAGGCAATTGAAAGAGGAGGTTTTGCCATGACAAAAACAAAATACTATGATCTGCAGATGGATGATCCACAGGATGATTACGATGTGGATGTTGTGAATGCCAATCTGAAAAAGATTGATGAACAGATGAAAACAAGGGAAAATGCAACAGATGCATTACAGGAGCCGGAGTTTACAGTAGCAGCAAAAAGAGAAAACATAGCATCCAAGGAGAAAATGCCGAAGATTCTTGGAAAGATTGCAAAGTTTTTTGCAGATTTAAAGACGGTTGCATTTTCGGGGAAATACAATGACCTGGATGGAAAACCGGCAATAGTGAACAACAATACCACCACAGAACCCGGGAGTGCACTAGACGCGCGGCAGGCGAATCCGAACATAGAGGGGACGATGGCTGCAAGTATTGCGCAAATAAACAGCAATTTAA